TAGAAGATAGAAGATAGAAGATAGAAGATAGAAGATAGAAGATAGAAGATAGAAGATTTATAATATGTAATATTTTTGTTTTGAAATTTATAAATTAGTATTACTGGTTAGAGTTAGTTTAGTATTAAGTATATTCGAAGTAGTTTTTTAGCTATTTTCATACATTTATATTACTTAATTATATATAGCCTAACTAACTTAATATATCAGTGAAATATTGACTAAAATGCCTAAATATGTTATCATACAAGTTAGTCAAATAATTTGGCAACATTAAATATTTAGTAAATTTCTAACATTTATGGAACAAATTTCTAGCAAAGAAGGTGAGATTTATATGGCTGGTAAAAAAATATTAGCAACAAACAAAAGAGCAAGACATGAATATTTTATAGAAGAAACTTATGAATGTGGAATTGAATTAAAAGGAACAGAAGTAAAATCAATAAGACAAGGCAAAGTTAACCTAAGTGATGGATTTGCATCTGTAGATAATAGCGAAGTATTTTTAAAACAAGTTCATATAAGTCCATATGAGCAAGGAAATATATTCAATGTTGATTCTTTAAGAGTTAGAAAATTATTACTTCATAAGCATGAAATAAGAAAACTTATTGGAGCAACTACTATAAAGGGGTATTCACTTATACCACTTAGTTTGTATCTAAAAAACGGTAAAGTTAAAGTAGAGATTGCCTTAGCAAAAGGTAAAAAACTATATGATAAACGTCAAGATATGGCTAAGAAAGATGCACAAAGACGTATAGAAAGAGAAATGACAGGTAAGTATTAAACTAGATAAAACTGTATTTTTTAGAATAAAATTCTTTATTATCTAGAACATAACATTGATTTTTATTCTTAAAAGTATTATATTATATATACATTAAAAATTTAATAAAAATGGTGATAAAGTTTGCGAAAAGTCTACTGGACTATAAACTACTCAAGGGGGCGTAAAGGTTTCGACGTGGGTTTGGAACTTGAGGCTGCATGTCGTGTTACTCTGGGTCACGTAAAAACTGGGGAACTTTAAAATAAACGCAGACGATAATTTCGCGATAGCAGCCTAGTTGCTGCTCGTCCCTCTTAGTCCTCCTGCCGACTAAGACTGGACGTCATTATGCAGGGAACTACTTTATGGGTGTCTCGACTTGAAGTAGATTAATTGGGACTGGCTAAGCATAGAGCCTGCCACTTGGCGCTATGTGAGGTGAGATATTAGTGAAGTTGGCTAAGCATGTAGATGCAGCAAGGAAAAGATTTGCGGACAGGGGTTCGACTCCCCTCGTCTCCACCAATTTTGAAAAAAGAATGATGAAGTGACTGGGATTACTTAGTTTTAGGCTAAGTAATCCTTTTTATTTTATTGGAAAGCACACAATCAGCACACAACCATGGATTTACATTAAAAATGGTAAGATTTAATATACCCTATTTCTATCAAAAAATATCATTTATTTTATCAACAGCGTCTTGCTTGGTATTGTGCATAACGTGTGTATATATATCCATAGTTATACTTATATCATAATGACCCATTAACGTCTGAACAGTCTTAGGAGGGACACCAGCCTCGAATAATCGTGTTGCATATGTATGTCTAAGAGCATGAAATTTAATTTTAGGTATATTTAATTTTTTTAGCAAAGAATCTAAAATTTTACCAGGTCTATTATTGTTTAAAGCAAGACCTGTATCATTACAAATTACATAATTATTATTTATATAAGCATCACCTAACAATAATCTTTGTTCTGTTTGTTGTATTTTATGTCTTTTCAATTTAACTAAAATATTTCTTGGAATGGGAACTGTTCTTATAGAATTTTTAGTCTTTGGATACTGCTCAATAATCTTTTTTTCTCTAGTTCCATCTTTCTTTATCTCAGTAACTCGTTGTAAAGTCCTGTTAACAGTTAAAGACTCATCATCAAAACTAATATCACTCCATTTCAAACCAAGTAATTCTCCTAGTCTTAAACCTGTACTCAAAGCAAGGAGAAAAAGTATTTCAAACTTATTTCCATCAATGCTATCAATAAATTTTTTTTGGTCAGTAATACTTAATATTTGTACCTCTTTTATCTTGTTATCAGATGGTAGTGTTACCATTTTACAATAATTTTTTTGAATATAACCTTGTTTTTCTGCTTCTGTTAGGCAAGGCTTTAATCTTGTATTTAGAGTTATAATTGTTGATGCAGGTTTGTTATATACATCCATAAGTTTATTGTAATATCTTTGTATATGTGTAGCTCTTAAATCTATTAATTTTATTTTCCCAAGTTCAGTATCTTTTATGTAATTTCTATAAATACCCTCATATCTTTCAAAAGATTTAGGTTTTAAATCTTTTGCCCTATAATCAAATAACCAAGTATAAAACCAATCCTCAAAGGTTATTTTATCAGCTGAGACTATAGAGCCTAAGAGCATCTTTGTCCTATAAATATCTAATTTTTCTTTTACCTCTTTTTGTGTTTTTCCAGTAAATTGTTTTCTTATAAGTTTGCCTTTTTCATCACGACCAATACTTATAGAAGCACGCCATCCTATCTGAACACCATTTCTTATATTTTTAACAATAGACCCCTCGCCATTAGCTCTTTTAGTTGCCACTTTGTCACCTCTTATACAGTATTAATTATATTTATTATACTACATAATTATCTTTTTTTATTATACGCATTTTCTTTGTCGATAAAATAATTTGATAATTTATAAGCACTAATATCTAATGCTTTTGATAATGATATAATTTGTCGTATAGTAGGGCTATTTATAAAAATATCTTGTTCTAAGCGTGAAATATAACTTTGACTAATATTAGCAATTTTACTTAATTGTTTTTGAGTTAAGTTTTTATTTTTTCTAGCTTGTTTTAGCATTAGATGTCACCCAATATTATTATATGTCGAAGTAAGTCACAATATTCGTCGTACGAATATTTCTGCTATGGTAAAATATGGTAATATATAAGTATAAATAACTCATGTACATAAGATTATTTAAAAGTAGAAATTTTAATTTTTTAATCAAAATAGGGGTGATTTTATGTGCAAAAATAAGATAAAAAAAGCAATTTCTATAAATGAATTAAAAAAAAAGAATAAAGAAGATTATGATTATTTTATAAAATTTGTAATTAAAGTCGCAGAAAAAAAGAATAAATGAGATAGATTCATGTTATTAGCTTTAATAAATTATGAAAAATACATTGGCACATTGTCAATGTATTTTATTTTGTCAAACAATTCAAAAGGATAAACTATAAATCTAATCATTTTTTAGGTGTTAAACAACAATTTTCAGACCAGATAGAAACAAATTTAAAAAATGTGTATGTTGATAAAAATGAGTTTTACATTTTAAAAGGTAAAACCTCTAAGCAGGGTTGAAGACCTATTGATGAACACATAATTAAATTGGAAATAAAGATTATTTCACAATCCCCTTTAAAAGGGAGCGTCAGATTCTAATAGAGTATACTTTGAAATTAGAAATAGCAAAAGAAAAATGTATTTTATTTTGTCGAACGATTCAGAACTATATATTGACATATTTTTCTTATTTAAAACGAAATTATTGTATAATAAAAATAACAAACTATAAATCCAATCATTTTAGGGGGAGGCGATTATGTGGATTTTTCAGATAAAATAAAACAGTTTAGTAAAAGAATAGAGGTGATAAAGGAAAATTTAACTACAGAAGAAGCAACAAAAACAGCATTAATAATGCCTTTTTTCCAAATATTAGAATATGATGTATTTAACCCATTAGAATTTATACCAGAATATGTAGCAGATGTTGGTGTTAAAAGAGGTGAAAAAGTAGACTATGCGATATTGGATGATGGTAAGCCAATCATACTAATAGAGGCTAAGAATATAAAGGACAAACTTACTAAACATGATGCACAATTGTTCAGATATTTTACAGCTACAGAGGCAAGGTTCGCAATACTTACAAATGGAATAATTTATAAGTTTTTTACAGATTTGGAAGAAAAAAATAAAATGGATGAAAAACCATTTATGACCATAAATTTATTAGATATAGATGAAAATAAAATATCTCACTTAAAGAAATTCGCAAAAACAACTTTTGATGTAGATGTAGTTTTTAACATAGCATCTGAATCAAAGTATACTAATCTGATAAAAGAGCAACTAAATGAACAACTTGAGAGTCCATCTGATGAATTTGTACGATTTATAATAAACGATTTTTATAATGGTGTGAAAACGCAGAATGTTGTTGAAAAATTCAGACCTATTGTAAAAAGGTCTATTCTACAGTTTGCGACTGATTTTATGAATGAAAAGTTAAAGTCATTGTTAGAAAGTAATGATGATGAAGACGAAAAAGAGAAAAAGAAGATAATTGATAAAAAAGCTAAAGAGGAAATTGAAAGAAAAAATAAAGAGAAGACTGAAAAAGAAAAAATGAGAAAAGTTGAAGAATGCCAAAAAGAAGAAACAAAAATAGAGGTTGTTAAGGAAGACCAGCAACAAATAAGTGCTGAGGAAAAAGAAGCTTTTGATATAGTACAAGATATTTTAGGAGATTTATCATGCAAAGAAGATATAACCTATAAGAAAGAAAAAGAGTGGTTAAATATATTATATAAAGCTGATTCCAATTTATGGATATGTAACATAAAGCTTACTTCTTCTGATAAGTTAATCTCTTTACCAAATCAAAATAATGAGCCTGTAGAGTATCGTATGGATGAAGTCATAGATATAAGAGAATTGAAAGATGAGTTAATATTTGTACTATCAAAGTATACCAATTAAGAAATATAAATAAAAAATACATTGACTAATTCAGTCAATGTATTTTTTATTTATATTTCTTTGTTAGAGCATTGAGCATTTTAAAAACTGCTTCTCTATCTTCTTCATCAAGTTTAAATATTATATCAGTTATTTTTTTTACATCATCATCAATTTCTAAATCTTCTAAAGTACTATCATATGTTTTTTTATCTTCTGTAAATCCTAAAAGATAATCAATGCTAACTTCAAAGTAATTTGCTAAGGTACAAAGAGTATCAAAATCAGGTTGTTTTCTATCTGTCTCATAGCCTGCTATAGTTGACCTTTGCTTATTAATAATTTTAGCTAAATCCATTTGAGTCAAATTATGTTCTTTTCTTAACTGTGCTAGTCGTTCATAAAATTTACTCAATTAAATCACTCTCCATAAGTAAGATTATATCCAAAATGGTTTCTATAAGTAACTACATGTTTCTAAAAAAAACTTTTTCTCTAAAAAAACTTGACAAAGTTGCTAAAAGAAACTAATATATAAAATATAAGGTTTCCAAAAGAAACATTAAAAGGAGGGATATTATGAGAAGTAAGTTAAAGCAATTAAGAATAAAAAAGAACTTAACACATAAAGTTATGGCTAAAGAGCTTGGAATATCACGTTCTTATTATACTTCAATAGAAATGGGAAATAAAACGCCCTCTCTAAAAACAAGTATGAAAATAAAATCATTTTTGAAATATTATAAGGATGATATTTTTTTAGATGATAAAGTTTCTAAAAGAAACAACCTTGATTAATTCTATATCAAAATTGGAGGAAAGTAAATGTTACAACAATGCCAAAATATATATCAAATTAGTAGGGAAAATGCTAGATTGACACAAGAAAAAGCATCAGAGTTATTGGGTATATCAGTAGAAAGTATTAGAGCTTATGAAAATGATAAAAGAATCCCAAATAATACAGTAGTAGCTAAAATGGTTTCTATATATAACAATAAATTATTAGGATATGAACATGTTAGAAGAAACACAGAGGCGGGGATAATGTTCTTACCAGAATTAAAAATAAAAAACCTTTCAAGTATAGCTCTAAAGTTACATAAAGAAATAAAAGATTATTTAAAAAAAGAAGATGACTTCATAGATATAGTTGAAGATGATGTAATTGACGAAGAGGAAGAAGAAGTTTGGAATGATGTAATGAACGAATTAGATGGTATATATGAAGCTATATTTGCATTAAAATTTGCTAAGAAATAGGAGGTATTTTTATGGAAGTTAATGAAAATATGCAAACAAAAGTTGTAAATCTTAAAACTAAAAAATCTAGAAAAATAATGACTGTAAAAGAGTTTTCTAAGGAATATGAAATAGGCATAAATAATGCTTATGAAATGACTCATATAAAAGGATTTCCTGCGTTTACAATAGGTAGAAAAATATGTATTTTAAGAGATAAAGTTGATGAGTGGTTTTTAGACAATATTGGCAACAAATTCTAAAATGTTAAGAAGTAGGTGACAAAGTGGGAGAGCTAGGTTGGATAAAACTACACAGAGCATTAAAAGACAATCCTACATGGAAAGCTTGTAAAGCTGAGAGAAAAGTTATAATGATAACTATGCTTTTATTAGCGAGTCATAAAGAAACGGTTATAACTTTAAACACAGGGAAAAAAGTTAAAATATTACCAGGTCAATTTATTACCTCTAGAAGTAGTTTAGCAGAAAAATGTGGGAAAGATGTTTCTGAACAAATGGTTAGAAGTGCATTACAGTTTTTTAAAAAGACTAATTTTTCAACCAACGAATCAACCAATGGCTATACTCTTGTAACTATTATAAACTGGGGGTTGTATCAAGATGTGGAGTCAAAGCAACCAACTAGTCAACCAGTAGTCAACCAGGGGTCAACCACAATCAAGAATGTAAAGAATGTAAAGAATAAAAAACTATATGTCGAGACTTCTAACGAGTATCGACTAGCAGAGTTTTTATTTAAACATATAAGAAAAAATAATCCTAATGCCAAAACACCTAATTTACAAAGTTGGGCAAAAGATTTTGATTATATTCTTAGGTTGGATAAAAGAAATTTAGAAGAGGTTCAAGAGTTAATTAGATTTTGTCAGAACGATAGTTTCTGGTGTACAAATATTTTAAGTGCTTCTAAGTTCAGAAAGCAGTATGACCAGTTATATTTAAAATATAAGAATGAAAAAAACCCATTAAATAAAAAAGCTAAAGAAGATGGAGTATATAATCCATATGATACAGACTTAATGATTTAGGAGAGGAGTAAGATATGAGTAGTGTAAATGATTTAGTTAAAAGTACAGAAGCAGAGCAATCTGTTTTAGGAAGTATACTGTTAGATGCAACAGCAATACGAGAAATAGAACCAATTTTAACCGAAGATATGTTTTACCATGAGGAACATAAAATTATATTTGATTCAATGAAAAAGATATATAAAAGAAATGAGCCTATTGATTTAATTACATTGACAGAAGAGGTAAAACATAAAGGTCACTTAAATCGTGTTGGAGGTATAAGTTATATAACTAGTTTATCAAATGTAGTCCCAAGTCTATCAAATGCTTTATATCATGCAAATATTGTGTTAGACAAATATAAAAATAGAAATATAATAGACAAATTTAATAAATTTAAACTTGGTGAAATAGATGATAATACATTGATATATCAATTAGAGCAAGACATAAATAAGATAGATAAAAAACTGATTAAAAAAGATACTAGTATATCAGCTATAACAACCAGGGCGTTCGACTATATATCTGATGGAGTAGAAGAAGGCATAGAAATAGGAATAGAAGTTTTAGATGAAACTATAGGTGGACTATACCAAGGAGAATTAACTACTATAGCAGCTAAGAGTGGAGGAGGGAAAACAGCTCTTGCACTACAGATACTAAGAAACGTTATTTTTCAAGGGAAAAAAGTTTTATTTATAAGTGGAGAAATGAGTGATATACAAATTTTATTTAGAAATATATCCTCACTAACTGGAATACCAATTGTAAAAATGAAGAACAGAGATTTAAATGAAAAAGAAATGATTGATTATATAAATGCTCTAGGTATTCTAAACCAAGACGAAATTTTGGATATAAATGATACTGTAAATACCATATCTGGAATTAAGAGAGAAATAAAAAGATTAAAACCAGATTTAGTTATAGTTGATTACTTACAAATTTTAGATTATGAAGGTAAAGAGGTAGGAGAGGCTAAGTTTGCTGAGTTATCAAGAGAAATGAAAAAGATAACGTTAGATTTTAACATACCAGTTATTCAATTAGCACAATTGAATGATGAAATGAGAGACGAAAGACCAAAGGGTGACCGACCTATGCGTAGTAGTAAGCAAATTTATATGGATAGTAACAATGTTGTTTATCTGCATAGACCTACAGAAAAAGAAGCTCTAGAGTATTGTAAATTAATTGGTATTGAAGACATAGAAGCACTTAGAAAAAGGGAAAAAAGTTTAGGTGTAAAGTTAACTGAAATAATAGTAGCTAAAAATAGAGATGGAGAGGCTAGATATACTCCATATTGGTATGTTGGGTGTAGATTAACTTTTAAAAAATGTACTATGGCAAAAATAATATAAGGAGGTAAATATCAATGTATGAAGTAGAACTAATGGAGTTAATAGACAAAAGTAAAGATGGGAATGAATCAGCTTTTGAGTCATTATTAAAAATATTTGATAAAGATATACAAATAAATGCAAATAAGTATGTAAATTTATTACAAGGCGGTTTTGATTATAACGATTTAATTCAGGTCGCGAGAATAGCACTATGGAAAGCGTTAAGTAACTATAGTCACACTAAAGGTAAATTGCATCCTAAAGCATATTTTAAAAAAACTATAAAATTATCCATGTTATCATTATTAAATAGTGGAAATAGAAAAAAACATAGAACTCTCAATAAAAGTATATCTTTAAACAATTTTATTAGTAAAGATGAACAAATTGAGCTTATAACACTTATAGACAATAATGAGGATGATATAGAATCACAAATTATATCTAAAGAGATAACGAGAGAACTTAAAAATAAAGTGAAAAAAGATATTGTATATCAAACCGATATGCAAAGAAAGGTGATTAGTTTACGTGTAGATGGATATGAAGGGCGTGAAATAGAAAGAATCTTAGGAATATCTCTTAAGAGTATAAATTGTCATCTATACAGAGCTAGGAAAATAATAAAACAAAATCTAGGAAGTGTTAATTATGAAGCTTAAAAAGTTAATATCAAAATTGAGCAGACTTGAAGATGTTGAAATAGTTTTTCATATAAATGTGAAAAACATACCTATAATAAGTAGCATAAAATTGAGTAGTATTATTATGAATCATGATGAAGTAGAGATATATGGATTGAATAATTTTAAATTATATATCCCAGTAGATGAAATAATAGATATAGTTGAATATCCAGAGTCATTAATATTGTATAGTTTAAGTTTTCAAGTAATATTCAGATGGTAAAAGGGGTGTAAATATGACTTTAGATTTAAATATAAAAGAATTATATGAACTAGGATTTTCAGAAGAATTTATAGCTTTAGCAAAAGCTCATTTATTAGATGATTTTATCTTTAATGATGTACCAAAACTGTCTTATACAAATGTAGGCAAAATGTATGATATAAAAAAATATGAGATTTTTATTGTTGTGAACGAAACATTAATATATATTTTACAAACACAATATAAAGAAGAGTTTTTGCCTGTAGAAGAACAAATTTTATCCTTTGGAACTGTAAAGAAGATGTTAGAATATGTTTGCAAATAAAAAAGATGTTTTCTTAAGAAAACACCTTAAGTGTATGGAATACACTATACCCTCGACAAGTATAGTATATCCTATATTCTTAAAAAAATCAATTATAAGGGGAAGTTTATTATGAGAGATATTAAGATTAGAGATATAAAAGAGATAACATTGAGTGAAGCATATAGTATTTTTAAAGTCTTAAAATGTGGATTTATCATAAAAGATGGAAAACTAAAAGGTTTCACAAAATAATAATTGAATGGAGTGGTGTTATGAGTGATTTAAAAAGTGAGTCGTTTAAAAAGGCAGAGAATAAATTATATAGTTATAACAGAGTAAAAACAGAAATAAAAAATTTGAACTTAGAAATAGAAGAAAAAGAAAATTTATATATGGGTTGTTGCTCTATAGGATATGGAGAAAAGTCTGGAACTACTTATAATATTTCTAATTTGGTTGAAAGTGAAGTTCTAAAAAAAGAAAAAGAAGTTGAAAAAATAAAGAGGCATATAAAAGTGAAAGAGATTTTTATAGAAAAAATTGATAATGCAATATTATTACTAAATGAAGATGAAATTGCATTAATTAAGCATAGGTACTTTAGTAATAAAAAAAATTCATGGAACTATGTAGCTAATAAAATAGGATTTTCTACTGCAAGATGTAAACAAATGCGTATAGAGATTATAAATAAGTTAAAAGACTTGTTGAGTTAAAAATTATACTAATAATAGGAATTTATGTTGTTTATATAAATACCTACTAAGCCAACTTTTATGTAGTAATTATACTGTAAGTGTAAGAAAAGTATTTGGATTGTGACCGAAAACTATACTAAAATTATACGATTATTATACGAAGTGTATACCTTTTTTATACTTCACTTGTTATATAATAAAATCATGGTTAATCATAAGCAATTATATATTAAGTAGGAGTAGACTTTTCCACTTTAAAGGGGAAAACTAAATCATAGCTAAACTACTATATATTAAGTTATAAAGTAAATATTTCTTGATTAATTACTATGACCAATAGATTAATAACCTAATACTTTAAAAGGATTAGGTTATTAATCTATAATGGTCTTTTTTTATGCCTGGGAAGGAGTGTTATATGGAATGGGTAGATATAGATAAGATAATTAATAAAGAATTTAGGTTATCCAAAGAAGAAAAGGAGTTAAAAAAAGAAATGGAAGTGATTCCTGGGTTTAATAAATCTAAAGAAATGGAGGGAAGAAATGTAAAAGGTGAAAAGACCCGCAAAGCCAATAAAAAAACAACAAGATGTACTTGATATCCAAGATTATCTAAGATATAAAAGTTATAGAAATTATGTAATCTTTGTACTTGGTATAACAACAGGATATAGAGCAGGTGATTTAGTTAAATTAAAAGTCAGAGAAGTAAAAGAAGCTTTAAAAAGACAAGAATTTACTATTTGGGAAGGTAAGAAAGTAAACAGTAAGAATATAAGAGAAAAAAATAGAAAGCCTAGGACAGTAGAAATAAGACCAAAAGTTGTACAGATTTTAAAAAAATATATAAAAAATAAAAAAGATTATGAGTATATGTTTCCATCAAGAAAAAAAGATTATCCTTATATTGGAGTAGCTGCAATTAGTAAAATTCTTAAAGAAGCAGGAGAATATTTTGGATTATATGATATAACAGCACATAGTATGCGTAAAACTTATGCTTATAAAATATATATTGATAGTGGAAAAGATATTGTGGCAGTTAAAGAATTGCTAGGTCATTCTTCGATAGAAGAAACGAAGGCATATTTAGGTTTAGATAAAGAGCTATATCATCATTACAGTGAATCGTTAGACGATTTTGTGAGATGATATTTTTTTATTTGCCTGTTTGAATGTCTAAAAATTTGGTGTATTACTATTTAAGGTGTTAAATTCTCTATATAAGAAGTAGGAAAAATTTAATTTGAATGTTTGATTTACTAAGAAAATAGAGGATTCAAATGGGAAAATACGAACTATATTTATTTAGTATGTAATAATATTCGGCAAAAGAAGAGGTGTTTTTATGAAGGAAATAGAGTTAAGTAATAAAGAGATTGAACTGATTATTTCAGTATTAGATTCTAAAATTTCTAGCAACTTAGATAAAGTTTTTGGTGATGTTCAATATAGTCCTACTTGTAAACATAGACTTAGAAAAGAAAATTCTAACATAGAAAATTTAATAGATAAATTAATAGAGAGGCTCAATGGAATAGAAGTTGAAGAAAATGAAAGTGTTTTAAAGGTAGATTGGAATATGGAAGAATTTGAGGAGAAGCTTAAAGAAGTTATTGAGGAATGTCTTTGTAATGGCTAGAGAGTTCAGTCAAAGCTTTTATAATAGTAAAGCATGGAAGGATTGTAGGCAAGTAATTGTTAAGAAGTATCTAGGCTTGTGTGCTGAGTGTGGGAAGTTAGGAGAAGAAGTACATCACATAAAACCTTTAACTCCTAGTAATATAAATGATGCTGATATAGCTTTAGGTGAGGAAAATTTAATATTGCTATGTAAGGACTGTCATAGTAAAAAACATAAGAGTAAGAAAGACATTACTAGAGCAGGATTAAAATTTAATGAAAATGGGGATTTGATTTCGATTTAGAAAAAAATAGCATATCCCCCCCTAAAAACGACCCTGGGGGGCTGATTTCAAATACCGATGTCCCCACATCAATTTTCCTCCGCATGAAAAAATCAGAATGGGAGGGGGGTTATTTAAAATAATTTACGAACAATTAGAGAAAGAAAAAAAGATAAAACAAGAGGTAAGCAGATTAAAGAAAAACTATAAAGATTTAGAAAAAGAAAAAGTTAAAATTTTGGATGGGTTAGTAAATGAAGCAGCTTTTTTAAAAATATCTTTAGAAGAGACTAGAGAAATTTTGACAAAAGAGGGTTTGACTGAAATTTTCAAGCAAGGCAAGCAGGAATTTGAAAGGGAAAGACTTCAAGTTAAGATATATTTAAATTTTATGAAACTTTATTCTAGTGTCATGAAGCAACTAATTGATATTATTCCAAGTGAGATAAAGCAGGAAGAAGAGGACGAACTTATTGAGTTTATAAAAAAAGGTAGACTTAAGAAATGACCTACATTGAAGAGTATTATCAAAAAATATTAAATGGAGAAATAGTTGTTTGTAGCAGAATTAAGCAAGTATATAAAAAACTTGTTCAAGACTTATATAATCCAAAGGATAATTGGGTGTTTGATGAAGAGCTTGCGAATAGACCAATTGAGTTTATAGAAACATTTTGCAAACAAGCGCAAGGCAAGATAGGCGAACCTTTAAAGCTTGAATTATTTCAAAAAGCGAAACATCAAGCTGTTTTTGGTTTTGTTGATAAAGAGACAGGATTTAGAAAATATCAAGAAGTGTTAGATATTCGAGGACGTAAAAATGGCAAAACTACGGAATTGGCAGCAGATGAATTATTCATGTTAGTTGCAGACAATGAAGGTTCGCCTGAAATTTACAATATAGCAACTAAATATGAACAGGCACAAAAAGGGTACAAAGAATGTTATAAAATGGTACAGCAATCTAAAGTTTTGTCTAGGCATGTTAAAAAAAGAAAAACAGACCTCTATTTTCATGGCAATTATGGTTTTATACAAGCACTTGCTAGTAATTCAAATGGGCTTGATGGGTTAAACTCACATATGGTAACTATAGATGAATTAGCAGCTATAAAAAATAGAGATATTTACGATTTAATGAAGCAATCCATGGGTTCAAGAAACCAACCTCTTTTAAATTGCATTACCACAAATGGTTTTGTCAGAGAGGGTATTTTTGACGCACAATATGAGTATGCTTGCAATGTCTTAGATGGGAAAATAAATGATGACAGGTTTATAGCTTTTATTTATGAGTTAGATGACAAGGACGAATGGGACAGAGAAGAGTGTTGGATAAAAGCCAATCCAGGTTTAGGTACTATAAAAAAATTTGATTTTTTAAGAGATTGTGTTAAAAAAGCCAAAACAGACCCAAGTTTTAAGCCTACAGTCATGGTGAAAGATTTTAATATGAAAGAAAATTCTGCGACTGCTTGGTTGAGGTGGGATGAGTTAAACAATGAAGCTAAATTTAATGTAAATGAAATGGAATTTAGATATGGCATAGGTTGTTTTGACTTAGCTGAAACTACAGACCTAGCATCTGCTAAAGTTTTATTAAAGAAAAGATATGATGATAATATTTATACACTTTCCATGTATTGGGTTCCGTCTGAACGATTAAAGCAAAAAGTTGATGAAGATAAAATACCATATGATTTGTGGGAAAAACAGGGTTTATTAAGGGTATGCGAAGGAAATAAAATAAATCCATATGACCTTTTATTATGGTTTAGGGAAATTAAAGAAGAGCATGATATTTATATTCCCTGGATTGGATATGACCCCTGGCATGTAGATTCGAGTCTGCTTTTAGCTTATGAGAATGAATTTGGAAAAGATGCAATGATTAAAGTTAGGCAAGGAGTTTATACTCTATCAGCCCCCATGAAAGAGTTAAGGGCTGATTTAAAAGCTAATAAAGTTATTTATAATAATAACCCTATTGATAAATGGTGTCTTAGCAACATGGAAATAAAAACGGATATAAATGGAAATATACAGCCAATAAAAGGTATGGACAGAAGACGACGAATTGATGGAGGTGTCACTTTAATTATAGGCTATGTTGTTCTAAAAGAAAAAATGGCAGAGTATGAAAACATGATTTAAGTAAGGGGGTGAAAAATGAACATATTTAAATCTAAGAAGAAAAATAAAGAAGCTCCTGGAAAAGTTATGATGGAACTTATTTCAGATTCGGGAAACGGGTTTTATAGTTGGCATGGTAACTTATATAAAAGTGATATTGTAAGAAGTATTATACGACCAAAAGCTAAAGCAGTTGGCAAAATGACAGCTAAGCATATTAGAAGCAATGAGACTGAATTTAAGACTAATCCGGAAATTTACATTAAGTTTTTGCTTGAAAATCCAAATCCGTTTATGAGTGGTCAAATACTTCAAGAAAAAATGGTTACTCAATTAGAGCTTAATAGCAATGCTTTTGCGGTGATTATTAAAGATGATTATAATATGCCAACTCAAATTTATCCTCTTAATGCTTTGAATGTTGAAGCTATTTATGAGAATGAAGTTTTATTTTTGAAGTTTTTGCTTAGAAATGGGAAAATAGTTTCTTATCCGTATTCGGATATAATTCATTTAAGAAAAGATTTTAATGAAAATGATTTGTTTGGAACATCTCCAGCAAAAGTACTTGAACCGATTATGGAAGTTGTAAACACAACAGACCAAGGAGTCGTAAAAGCTATCAAAAATAGTAACACAATAAAATGGCTATTAAAATTTAAAACAGCACTTAGACCAGACGACATAAAAAAAGAGGTAAAATCGTTTGAAAAAAATTACTTGCAAATAGACTCAGAAGCTGGTGGGGCTGCTGCAACTGATTCAAAGTACGACGCTGAACAGGTTAAAGCTGAGAGCTATGTTCCTAATGCTGCACAAATGGATAAAGCGATACAGAGATTGTATTCGTTTTTTAATACAAATGAGAAAATAATTCAAAGTAAGTATAGTGAGGACGAATGGAACGCTTATTATGAGTCTGAAATTGAACCGGTTGGATTACAATTATCTAATCAATACACCGAAAAACTTTTTACTAGAAAAGCGCGAAGTTTTGGAAATGAGATAGTTTTTGAAGCTTCTAATTTGCAGTATGCAAGTATGTCCACTAAATTAAATTTAGTTCAGATGGTCGATAGGGGGTCACTTACTCCAAACGAATGGCGTAAAATAATGAACCTTTCGCCAATAGAAAATGGCGATAAACCTGTTCGTCGATTAGATACTGCTGTTGTGGAAGGAGGCGAGTAAATTAAATGGCTAGTGATAATTTAAATGAGTTTTTAAAAATTAAAAATTCAACAGAAACAAGTTCCGAATTGTATTTCTATGGTGACATTGTTTGTGACGAGTGGGATGCTTGGACAGAAGAAGACCAGTACCCACTTTCAATAAAAAATTTTTTAGCGACTGAACAAGGAAAAGATTTAAATATTTATATTAATTCCGGTGGTGGAAGTGTATTTGCAGGCATGGCAATATACAACATGCTAAGAAGACATAAAGGATTTAAAACTGTTTATGTTGATGGTGTTGCTGCAAGTATTGCAAGTGTTATAGCTTTAGCAGGCGATAAAGTTGTAATTCCACAAAACGCTTATTTTATGATTCATAAGCCCTGGATAGGGCTAATGGGAACTTATAATTCAGACAAATTAATTAAGGCAGCGGAGGATTTGGACAGAATAGAGGAAGGTATCTTAAATATATATCAAGAGAATTTAAAAGATGGAATTAACATTAAAGAAATAAAAGAAAAGCTAAGAGAAGAAACTTGGTTTACTGGTAAAGAAGCATCGAATTATTTTAAATTTGAAGTTGGTGAGAAAAAAGAAGTTGTTGATTGTGTGAGTGATTATTTAAATAAGTATAATAAAGTGCCTTATGGCTTAAAAAATAAAATAGACAAGAATAGTAATGAAAAGGAAAATAATAATAAAAAAAGAGTTCAGCTAAGGCTGGACTTATTAAAATTAGGGGGTTTAAATGACTAGAGAAGAGTATTTTAAGAAAAGACAAGAAATGATAGACGAAGCACAAAAATTACTTGATGATGAAATTGGAGAAGAAGGAGCAGGAGAGGAAAAGACGGAAGAAGCTGAAAAAATAGCTAATAAGATAAAAGCTTTAGACGAGGAATATGAAAGAAATGTAAAAGCTAGGGCGAATTTAAAAGCATTGCAGGATAATGTTAAAATCGACCCTGTTATTTTTAATTTAACTAACAATAGAGGTAAAATAGAAGGTATGGAAGATACGACTGTTAAGAATAAGCAAGAGCAATATAAAAATGCTTGGGCTAAAGATATGTTAGGAAAGCCGTTAAGTTCAGAAGAACAGGAAATATTTAATAGTATTAACGCAGAGTATAGAGCGGAAGTTCAAACAAGCGAAAATAATACTATTTTAATTCCTAAAACTGTAGCTTCGGGTATATGGAAAGAAATTGGTGACATGTATCCTTTGTTTGGGGATGCTTCTCCAACTTTTGTAGCAGGTGATTTGACGATTATAGCGGAAGAAGACGGTGGTGATGATGCTGCGTGGTATGATGAAGAAACAGAAGTTAAAGAGGACGGTTATAAACTAAAAGAAATAACTTTAAGAGGTTGTGAGCTTGCCAAGGATATAACTGTATCGTGGAAATTGAAAAAAATGAGTATTGATGAATTTGTTCCATATATAACTAGTCTTTTAGCTGAAAAAATGGGAGCAGCATTAGCAAAAGCTATTGTAGATGGAAAAGGAAAACCAGGGGAAAGTGATTCTTTTAAACCCCAACCACTTGGAATAAAAACTGCTTTAGCAAAAGAAACTAGTAAGGCGCAAATAATAGAATATGTTGACAAGATAGCTTATACAGATATAACAAAATTAATGGCTGTTTTGAAAAAATGGAGTAATGGAGCTTGTATTTATGCTAATAGTACGACGATATGGACGCAATTAGCGGAAATATTAGACACAACAGGAAAACCGATTTTTATCCCTGATGCTGTAAATAGTGATGGGGTTGGAAGAATGTTTGGTAGAGCTGTTAAAATGGATGATAGCATGGCAGATGGCGAGATTCTTGCTGGAAATATAGCGAAAGGTTATGCGATAAATATAAATGAGAATGTAACTTTATATACAGATGAACATGTAAAAAGTAGAAAAACAGATTATTTAACTTATTCATTAGTTGATGGCAATGTTATAAGTAATAAAGCTTTTGGTATGATAGTTAAAAAAACTAGTGCAGTTGCGAAGTAGGTGTTTTGAATGATTGTATCATTAGAAGAAATAAAAGAATATTTGAGATTAGAGGCAGATTATAAAGAAGATGATAATCTGCTTTTGTCTTTTCTGAAAGCAGCAGAGGAGGATTTGGAAAATCGAACAGGAAAAGTTTTTAATGAAACTAACAAATCTGAACTTGTTAGTTTGTATGTAAAAATGTATGTTGCAGAGCAATATGAAAAAAGAGGTGCAACAGAAAGTAATAGCGAAAAAGTTAGATTTGTTTTAGAAAGTATAATATCTCAAATTTCTATATGTAGTAGGTACTAAAATGGACGTTGGAAAATTAACTCAAAGAATAGAAATACAAATTTATGGAGAAATTGAAAACGACATAGGAGAAATTACAAAAGGATGGTCTACGTATAAAAAACTTTGGGCTAACAAATCGTTGCTTAGAAATAGTAATAATTATGTGTTAGATAAAGAAAATATAGAGTATTCTTACAGATTTAAAATAAGATATAGAACTGATATAACAGAAGCTATGAGAATAGTTTGTAATGATATTATCTATGATATAAAGCATGTAAACAGTATAAAAGAGTTAAATAAGTATGAAACAAATATTGATTGTGTTGTTTATAAAGAAGGTGTTTACAATGAGTAGTACAGATTTTAATACAAATGGCTTAGATGATTATACTAATAAGTTATTTAAGCGTATTGTAAAAGAATATCCCCAAAAAGCTGAAAAGCTTATGAATACTAGTTTAGGGAAGTGCAAAGGAGAAGCTATTGCTAGGACTCCAAAATCAGATAAAAAAACTAAGAAATATAAACGAGCTAAGCACATGAAAGATAATTGGAAAACTAAAGTGCAATCTAGAAATGGTAATTGCACAGGTGTTTTAAAAAATGATTCTCCACACGCACATTTAATAGAAAACGGCTGGGTAACAAAAAATGGAGGTTATGTTGAAGGAACACATATGCTTCAGCAAACGATGGAGCATCAGAGAGCGAAAATCGATAAAAGAATAGAGAAAATGGTTGATGAAACCTTTAATCTTTAGAGGGGGCAAGAGTGTTAAAAATTGTTTCTGTAAAAAAAGCTATAGTTGAAAAACTTAAGTCTTTAGATATAAAAATAGTTGCAAATGAAATAAGAAGCGGGTTTGAAAAACCTGCTTTTTTTATTCAGATTATTCCTATCGAAATGACTAGCGACCCAAGCTTCTCAAATAGTACATTGCTTATTAATATACATTACTTTTCTAAAGAAAAGACAGAGTTAGAAAATTTAAAAATGATTGATAAATTAAATGTATTGTTCAAGGATTGTGTTTTAGAAATTGACGGGGGCAAACTGACTATAGAAGAAAAAAGTGTAGAAATATATGAGAATGTTTTGCAATACAAATTTAATTTGCAAGTAGTTGAAATTATAGAAGAAGACGAAAGCAAATACGAGCTTATGGAAGAACTTGAAATGAATATTTAAAAAAGGAGGTTTTATTTTTGGGATTACCAAGTGCGATAATTGAGTTTCAAAGACGTTCAAGGACTGTTAAATTTAGAAGTCGAAGAGGTGTTGTAGCTTTAATACTTAAAGATTCAACAGCTATAAAGAAATCTTATTCTATCGATTTTTTAACGGATATAAACGAAACTGAATTTACAAAAGAAAATTATGATTATATAAGGCTTGCATTTTTAGGAAAACCTAGCAAGGTTATTGTTGAAGTTATTAATGATTCAGTTGATTCTGAAAGGTCTTTAGACGATGCTTTGAAAGCTTTAAGGGAGAATAAATTTAACTATTTAGCTATTCCTTTTATAAGTGAAGAAGTCGACAAAACTAAAATAGTTAATTGGATAAAAACAGCTAGAAGAGAAAAAGAGATATACAAAGCTGTGCTACCAAACATTTCAGATGCTAATGAAAAAGCAATTATAAATTTTGCAACAACAGGTATAAAAGTTGGGGAAAAGTCTTATACAACAGCAGAATATACAGCTAGACTGGCAGGTATTTTGGCAGGTATATCACTTTCGGAGAGCTGTACGTATTTTATTTTAGATGAAGTAACAGAGATAGAGCCAACTGAAAATCCTGACGAAGCTGTAGAAGAAGGTAAACTAATTTTAATAAATAATAATGGGATAAGGATAGCTAGGGGTGTAAACTCATTAATAACTTTAAGTAAAGAGGATACAGAAGACTTGAAGAAAATAAAAATAGTTGAAGCTATTGACATGATACAAGATGATATTCTGCAAACCTGGAACGAGAATTATGCTGGGAAAGTAACTAATAAATATGATAATAAAATATTGTTTTTATCTGCTGTAAATAATTATTTTAAAGAGTTGCAGCGTGATGAAGTGCTTGATAATAGTCAAGAAGCTTATGCACAGATAGATATAGAAGCACATAAAAAATATCTAAAAGAAAAAGGAATTGATTATAGTGAAATGACTGAACAGCAAATAAAAGAGGCTAATACGGGTTCTTACGTTTTTGTAGAAGGAAATATTACCATTACTGACGCTATGGAGGATTTGAAATTTAAAATATATATGTAAGAAGGTGAGTAGATGAGCAAAGAAAATATCGTAGGAAGTAGTCAAATTTCTGGTACATGGGGAAAGCTTTGGTGGGATGGAACTTTAATTGCTGAGGTGCTTAGTTTTGAAGCTAAAGTTACAGCAAATAGAGAAGAGATTCAGTTTTGAATGAGTAAAGATTCTAAAATAACATCGCTAAGCGGCGAAGGGACTGTAAAACTTGGAAAAGTGTATTCCAGGGGGAAGAAAAAATTATTGGAAGCTTGGAAAAAAGGAGAAGACCCACGAAGCACACTTACAAGTAAGATAAAAGACCCTGGTACACCTGGAAAACAAGCTGAAACAGTTACTATTAACAATGTTTGGTTCAATGAATTAGCTTTGGCTCAATTTGAAAAAGGTGGGAAAATCGAGGAAGAGCTGAGTTTCGGATTTACTCCGAATGATTCTGATATGATGGACGAAATAGAAGAAATTTAAGGATAGTTTTTACTATCCTTTTTTATATAAATATAGGAGGATTTTAAAATGGAAAATAAAAAAGAAATGATAACAATAGAGGATATTTTAAGAAGAAAAGAATATTTTGCAAAAAAAAGCGAAGAAACTAAGCAATTATACATTCCTTCACTTGGCGGAAATATAGAGATTGCAAAACCGGACAGAGAGTTATGCATTGATGTTACAGAAATGGAAAACTCAATCGAAAGTGATAAGTATTTTGTTTATGAGATAGTTAAAAAGCCAAATTTAAAGAGTGAAAAATTGCATACAGAGTTTGGGTGCAAAGATAATCCTCTTGACATAGTCGATGTATTGTTTGAGACAGGAGAAATTGCTGATATTGCAAAGATTGCTGCATCATTCGCGGGATTTGGTGTTGTGGAAGAGGTTGAAGACTTAAAAAACTAATTAAAAGCGATGTTGAAATGCAAATGATTAGCCATTACTTAGAAAAAGGTGTTGATTTGGACAAATTGACTAATTTAAATATAATAGAAAGAAATTTTCGCATCGCTTGTATGCTATATGAAGAAGAAGAAAAAATAAAACTTATTTCTGAGCTGATAGGAGCTGTGTTTGGAGGTGTAAAAAATGGCTAGAAGGCATATAAGTGCAGTTATATCTCTAAAGGACAACATGAGTGCGACTATGAGAGGGATTAGAAGAGAGCAAAAACAATTTCAAAATGAAGTTAGGCGGACGCGTAACGAGATGCGTTCGGCGAGTAGAGAGCGTATGCGTATAAGAATGGATGCGACACCAGCACACCGAACTATACAGAATTTAAGACAAAAACTTGCACCTCTTCGAACTAAGCTTGTAAAAGCTGTTGTTATAAAAGATTTAGCGACTGAAAAGATAGAAAGAATAAAATCGAACGTAAAATCTTTTGGAAAATTTATTGCAAGACCAGCTATAAAATTAAAAGATGAAACAAAAGGAATGATTGATAAAATAAAAAATCGACTTACTAGCTTATCAACTATTGTTCCTGTTGGGGCTGCGATAGGGGCTGCGGGTATGGCTGTTAAAAGCGGTATGGAACTAGAGCAACAACAAATAAGTATGCGTCACTTCATGGGAGTTGGAAATAAAGGAAAATCTAGCAAAGAACTTGACGGAATGAGCGCAAGCTATTTAAAAGATTTAAGAAATAATGCAAATGCGACACCATTTGAAACTGGAGAAGTTATATCAGCAGGAACTCGTTCCTTGCAAATAGCAGGTGGAAATACAAAAGATGCTATGCAGATGGTAAAATTAGCTGAAGACATGGCAGCACTAAACCCAGGTAAGACTGTCGGGGATGCTATGGAAGCACTTGCGGACATGAACATTGGAGAAATGGCAAGACTTACAGAGTTTGGAATTAAGGCAAGCAGTACAGACGACCCAAAAGAGGTACAAAAGAAGCTTGAAACAATGTATAATGGTGGAGCTAACAAACTTGCCGAAAGTGGTTCGGGACTACTTTCTACCATAATGGGGAAATTAAAATCTAATATTGCAGATATTGGACTTGGTATGCTAGAACCTCTTAAACCTGTTATGACTGGCTTAATTGGCTTTATAGACCAAGCAAGCCCTAAGATACTAGAAGTAGGTACAAAAATAACGAGCGGAATAGGCATGGCAATTGGGTGGATACAGCAACAAATGCCAACCTTAGCTCCGATTTTTCAAACAGCTTTTGAAGCTGTATCTTCGATTGTATCAACTGTTGCCCCGATAATTGGTCAAGTAATAGGTGCCTTAAGCCCTGTTTTTATGGGGTTGTTTTCTGTTGCTTCGTCTGTACTATCAGGAATTGCTTCTGCTGTTAAAACTGTAGCTCCTATTGTAAGCTCTTTAATTTCTAAATTAGCTCCGATTTTTAAAAATGTTGGCGATACATTAAAATCTATGGGTAAAATTTTTAAAAATGTTTTTGATAGTGTTATGAAAATAGTTAAAAAAGCGTCTGATTATATAAAACCCTTGGTCAATGGAATAACAGGAGCAGCAAAAGGAATAAGCGATGGTGTTAGTTGGGTTGCTGGAAAACTAGCTGGAAATGCAACTGGAACGAAGTATTGGTCGGGTGGGCTTTCTGTTGTAGGCGAACATGGACCCGAACTTGTATCTATGCCACGTGGTAGTAAAGTTTTTACAAATGCAGAAAGTAAATCTATGATTAATAAAAGTATTCCTAATTTTAGACAAGTGCAAGGAGGAAACACAAATTATAATATATCTATTCCGAAGTTAGCCGAAACTATAGTAATTAGAGAAGACGCAGATATTGAAAAGATTATGTCAAGATTAATAACAGAAATACAAATGGCAAAAGTAGGAGGAGTAGTTTAATGGAAATGTGGCTTAGGCAGGCAAATGATGCTTTTAGATTTCCTGTTTTCCCTTCAAGCTTTGAGATAAATGGAAATATAAATACAAATACATCAAATGTATTGAAACTTGGAGAAATAATAGTATGTGGGGGCATGGGACTTAGAACAACAGAGATAAGCAGCTTTTTTCCAAGTAAAAAATATCATTTTTGCAATTATAAAGATTTTCCTCAACCATATGATTGTGTAAAAAAATTGAAAAGGTGGATGGAGCAGGGGCTAATTTTAAGGTATATAATAACTGAAACTGATGTAAATATGGAGGTCATTATTGAAAATTTCAAACATGGTAAGCAAGATGGCACAAATGATGTTTACTTTACACTAAGCTTAAAAGAGTATAAAAGAATACAGATACCTAGCATAAATTCCTCAGATGGGAAAATAGAAGTGGTAAAAAATGTACCAGTTACAAAAGGTTTTGAAACTGGAAAACAAAAAACACATAAAGTTGTTAAAGGTGATAGCCTTTGGTCACTTGCAAAAAAATATTATGGAAATGGGGATTTGTGGAAAAAGATTTATGATGCAAATAAAAAGTTAATTAAAAATCCTGACCATATAGAAGATGGTTGGGTGTTAGTAATTCCTTAGCTTGGAGGTGATTTATAATTAACAATATAAAGTTAAAGGTACACATAAAAAGTGGTAATATCTATGATATAACTGATATAGTTGAAAAAGTAACTTGGAGTGGTGATTATAAGTCACCATCAAGGACATTAGAATTTTCTATAGTACAGTCAGCTTCTGATATTAACTTTCAGCAAATTAATATACCAATAGCTAGTACAGTTTGTTTCTATGTAGATGAGAAAGAACTCTTTAGAGGAACGATAATTAATAGGTCTAAAGATTCAAGTAATAATAGTATTAGTTTTGTTTCTAAAGATATAGGATTCTTATTAACTCAAAGCGAAGTATCATACAATTTTAAAGATAAATTAGTTGAAGATATTGCAAAACAAGTATTTAATGACAATAAACTTGCGGTTGGAAACATACCTAAGACTAATGTTAAATATACGAAGATGTTTATTGGTGTAACTGGCTACGATACTATAATGAGTGCATATACAGAAGCAAGTAAAACAACTAAAAAAAAGTATATGATAGAGGCTAATATAGATAAATTTAATGTTATTGAAAAAGGGACTATTACACTAAATGTTATGTTTGAAGAAGGGTCTAATCTTATTAATACGAGCTTTTCAGAGAGTATGGAGAATGTAAAAAACAAGGTATTAGTAGTAGACCAGTATGGGAATAAAATAAGTGAAAAGGTAGACGATAAAATTTTCAAAGATGTTGGAGTAATAATGCAAAAAGTTATACAACAACAAGAAAATAGTACTGTAGATATAGAAAGCGAATTTAAAGGAATAGAGCAGACTTGCAACCTAAAAGGTTATGGTGATGTAAGTTGTATAACTGGTAGAGGTGTAAAGGTTAAGGATAGCTATACAGGGCTTGTAGGTCTATTTTATATAGATACAGATAAACACAACTGGGACAGCAACGGAAATTATGAGATAGACTTGGATTTAAATTTTCAAAACATAATGGATGAAAAAACAGCCGGGCAGGACGAACAGAAGGAAAGTTCTGGTTTGAATGGAGAAGGGACATTAAATGGAAAAGAAGTAAAAGCAGAATTTACAGCGTATTATCCATCTGATAACCCTATGGAGGGTGGTTATTATCAAGCTATGGATGGTAAAAGACTTGTACCTTCAAACAACACTTGCGCTGCACCTTCTCAACTTAAATTTAAGACGAAAATTCAAGTCAAAGGAACTGGAACGAATATAGACAACAAGACATATACAGTTACAGACCGTGGGGGGGCTATAAAAGTAGTTAATGGAGTATATAAAATAGATATACTAATGTCTAGCGAAAAAGAATGCAATAAATTTGGAAGAAGGAAAGGAACTATAATTATAGGTGATGGTACAGGATATACAAATGCAACAGGAAAATCAAAAGAATTAATTAGTATAGCAAAAAGCAAATTAGGCTGTAAATATGTCTGGGGAGCTACTGGTCCAAATACTTTTGATTGCAGTGGGTTCACTCAATGGTGTTACAAAAAGATAGGTATAAACATTCCTAGAGTATCAAGAGACCAGGGAAAGGCAGGTAAAGCAGTAAGTAAAGGAAGTTTACAACCAGGAGATTTAATTTTCTTTTCTAGTAAAGGAGCAAATGGAGCAATAGACCATGTTGGTATGTTTGTTGGAAATGGAGAATTTATTCATTCACCACATAGTGGTGATGTGGTAAAAATAAGCAAGTTAAGTGGTAGTTATTACGCTAAAAATTATGTAACAGCTAGAAGGTATTTATAAAAAGGTGGTGATATAGTGGCTAATCCAATAAATGAATTTATAGGAATAATAAGAGAAGAAGGAAAGTATCATAATCAACCTTCTTTTTTTATTGGAAAAATAAAAAGTAAATTACCAGATTTAAAAATAGAGGTAAACAACATCATATTAGAAAAAGAAGATATTTTGATAGATAGTTGGATGCTTGATAGACAGCTAGAAACATTTGATACAGAAACAAATCAAAAACACCAGCATGAAGTAAAAAATCCGTTTATAGATACTTTTGAATCTGGAGATATGGTAATAATGTTTAAAATAGGTGATAAATTTGCTGTTGTAAGTAAGTTGGTGAGCTTATAATGAGTACAATATTTCCTTTTATAGGTGTCCCAGAAGATTATATCTTATCTAAAACAGAAGAATTGCCAATCTTTCGTGAAGTGGCTTGGAATTTTGAAAAGGATAAACCTATTTTAGAAAATGGAGATTTTAAGATTGTTGAAGGCAATGAAGCTATAAAGGTTTGGGTGTATAAATGTATAAAAACAAATAGATATGAGCATGAAATTTATAGCTGGGGCTATGGAACTGAATTATCTGAACTAATAGGGCAGAAATATAGTAAAGGACTTACAGAAAGTGAAGCTAGTAGGTATATAAAAGAGGCTTTATTAGTTAATCCATATGTTTTAGATGTAAATATTAGTAATACAAGATTTATAGATGATTTGCTAAGCGTAGATATAGTCATAAACACGATTTATGGGGAGGTGGAAGTTAATGTATAGTAGTCAAACTTATGATGTTGTTAAGAATAGAACCCTATCCAATATAGACCTAGATGTTTACAAAGGAGAAGGCTCTTTTTTAAGTGATATGGTATCTCCTGTTAATTCAGAGCTTGCAAAATTCTATATAGAACTTTCCTACCTTCATAAGAAAGCTTTTATAGAAGATAATTTTGATGATTTTCTTGATAAACGGGTAAATGAGTTTGGAGTATATAGAAAGTTAGGAACAGAAGCAACTGGAGAGGTGACATTCGAGGGTAAGGTCGGAACAGTCATACCAAACGGAACTATTATATCTTACAATGAGCTGTTATTTGTAGTTATCAAAGATATTATAATTAGTACAGAAGTCGAACAAAATACAAGCCCCGTACAGGCTTTAAAAATTGGAATTAGATATAATATACCTGCAAATACAGAATTTAAGCTACAAGATGAAGTAAACAGTATAGCGAAAATTTACAATGATTTAGCATTTCAAGGTGGTACAGAAATAGAAACAGACGA